CAAGTGGCTTTACGGCTACGGAAGACAGTTACTCCACTATTTATTGTCGTTCAGGCGCAAACAGAGGGCAATATCGCAAGGTTACGGGAGATGGTGGAACAACTACTCAAACCGTTACAATCCCGTTCCAAGCAACTTCTGTTGGCGACAAATTTGTCGTTTGCAATGTTGTTCAGGGTTATGCTCATATTGATTGGGTAGGAACCTACTTGAATGGCATTGATGGTGGTGCGGCAGTAGGGACGTATGCTTATTATGTATATGTTCACGAACTTAACCTTGAAGAAGCGGGAAAAGAATATGCAGTATTCTCTTTCTCACCGCGTCATTTATATTAAGGAGGTAGAATTATGGCAAGTCCATTAACAGACAAACAATTCGTAAGACTCCTTGATGACCGGCTGACGAAAGTTTACTTTGACCAATACAAAGGGTTGGAGTCTATCAAGGATAAGTTTTTCACGGTCAATAAGACCAAAAAGGCATGGGAGGAATATTTCTCGGTAGGGAACATCCCTGACCCCGAACTGTTCCAGGGCGTAATTCAGTATCAGAATGTATCTCCGGGCTATCACACAAAGATTGAACCTGTAGAATATGCAGGCGGTATTACAATCCAGAGACGGCTTATTGATACGGACAGATACGACATGATTGAGAAGCTCCCGAAACAGCTTGCAACCGCAGCTAACAGGAAGATGAATAAGATAGCTCATGAACCGTTTATTTATTTCGATTCAACAGCTTTCTCGTTTATGACATCTGAAGAAGGCGTTGCGCTGTGTTCAAATTCTCATACTACAAAAGCCCCTGACGTATCAACCTCAACCGGATTCGATAACCTTGCTACACTCGCTTTTGACGCTGTGAACCTTGAGGCTTTAAGACTTCAGTCTCTTGGGTTCAAAGACGATATAGGCGAGAGGATTCAGACAAACTTCGATACGATTATACATCCGTCAAGTCTGTCCGAAGCCGTGTGGGAAGTTATTAATTCAACCGGCAAAACAGGCGATAACCTGAACAATGCTAACTTCCAGAAAGGTCGCTGGAAATCAATCGAGCTTCCTTTGCTTGATGATTATGATACCAACGACTGGTTTATAGCCGATTCTTCAGCTATGAAAGACTCTCTGATCTGGCTCGATGCAGTTCCTATTGAGTTCAATTCTACAACTGACTTCGACACAATGATGAGAAAATACGCTGATTATTTTGTAATCGGTTGGGGATTTACCGACTGGAGATGGATCATTGGTTCAAGCGTAAGTTAAATTAACAATTCCCTTCCTTTTCGTTATCGGGATGAGAAGGAAGGGAACAAAACCTATATGGTCTGACCGATTCAGACGTTCATAGGAAAGGAGTAAATAATATGAGTGTACCAAGAGAATATAGGGCATGGGTAGCAAGTGAATTAGGAACTATACCCGGAGAGATTTTTGTTACCGTTGCCAGCCGATCAAGTGCAATCTCAACACTACTAACGAGTAAGGGTATGACAACGGGATCAATGTTCACATCTGTATATTCTGCTGAAAATTCAACTGTAACTCAAAGGAACGATGTGGTTCTGGTTACTCCCGAAAATCATGCGTGGCGTGGCGATGCAGACGCAACGGCAGCAGCTTTAACTTGGGATAAAACCAATACGCATATGCTTGGTCTTGGGCCTGGTGAGAAATCCGGTTATCAGCGGTGCAGATTCGGTCATTCGGGTTATACGATGGCAAACTTTATGACGGTTAGTGGTGCATCTAACAAATTCAAAAACATCCGTTGGATGCATGGTTCTTCGACTGGCGGGGCATCAGATGTTGTGTGTATGACGATTACTGGGGCCGGTAATATCTTTGATTGTGTGAACTTTGCGGGGCCTATGGATGCCACACAATCCGCTTCGGCAAATTATGTTGGCGTTTATATCAACGGCGGCAGTTCAAATTACTTTAAGAACTGTCTCTTTGGAACGCAAAACGCCATTGAGAGAAGTGGAGCAAATTGCATGTTGAAAATTGCTGGCGCTGGCGGCTTGAATGTTTTTGAAGACTGCATTTTCAGGAGTAATACTCTAACATCAACAACGCCGTATTTTATAAAATGGGCTGGCACTGAGTGTTTGACTTCGCAGGCGATCTTCCTGAATTGCCAATTCATCAACGTCCATGCAGCAGCTTCATCGGCTATGACGGTAGCTATCGTTGACACCTCCCACGCGAACAACTCTCTATATTTTGATAACCGTTGTTCGTTTACCGGAGTAACCGATATTATTGCGGAGGCAAGCGAGGCCAAGATTCTGGTTGGCGGCAATACCTACACAGCTGCGGCTACAAGCAATCTGTTGGGTGCTACGGCAGATTATACTTGATGATAGGTGATTTATGAATATTAAAATTGTTTGTCCAACATGCAAGGGCAACGCAACTTTAAGCGGTACATTGCCTGAAGATTGGTCTAAGGACTGTCCAAACTGTTCTGATGGATATATAAGAACAGAAATAGAAAGTGATGAACTTTCTGATATAATGGCTAAATGCAATGATATTTTAGAACAAGTAACTGAATAAGAATACGAGGGGTGAAATTCCCCTCATTAACTTATGGATACGGCAATTAAGCCGCCCACAACAAAAGGAGAG